AACGGCAGGGTTCTGGGTTCGCAGCCGAATCCTATGGCCGTTCAAAGGGTTGCACCATGCCCGTCAGCCCTCATGAATTTTCCGGGCTAGCTAGAGATGCGTGCCCGCACTGCCTGAGAGCGATCGCTACACCGGGGATCTCGACCGACGTCGCCATAGTGGTCATGCAGGCGTTGATCAGCCGCATGGAAGCTATGGCTGATGGCCCCTATCGGGTGGAGCATGACGAGTCGAAAAACCTCGCCACCTACCATGAGCTGCTGCAGGCATTCATCGATCACACCGATGAAGTCGAACTGCGGCAAACAGCGATAGCAAGCGTCAAGTTCCCCCTGAAACTGACAGAGGTGACCCAGGTTGACTCCAAGGCCAGCCCGGCCATCCAGTTGGCGGACGTAATGATCGGTGCTGCCCTCGAGGCGGGAAACATTCTGGCCGGCCACCGCGCGGACGGTCTTGATCCAGACGCTCTCCTGTCTCTCTTCAAGGACGACCAACTGATTCACATGCTCCCGGACCTCGATTTTGAGGCGCAGAAGGCATTCCGCACAGGCACCCAGGCGTCGGAGGTGATCGACTACTTCGCCGCGAACTTCGCCTCCAAGGGCAGGGTGTCCTGATCATGGCAGGAAGGAAGTGGGAGGCGGCCAAGGCCCGTAACCCTGCTGAGATCTATAATGAAAAGCGACGGATCATCTTCGCGCAAATGCAGAAGGACCCGGACGTCGCCAAGGCTTGGCTCGACGGCTACCGCGACACGCTCGGCCCGGCGGGTTATGCGGGGCTGAACGCAGCGGCAGGCTGTGGGAACGGTGATGTCCCTATCCGCCCCAAGCGCGCGACCTGACCAGTTCGTCGTCTCACGCATACTCCGTCCCTGCCTGCTGGTTCTTGAGCACTGCGGTCATCATTCGCGTGGCCGTGGCGTTGAAGGCGGCGCGGAATTCGAAACTGGCCTCGACGCCGGCTGGCCCCTCGATCGGGGTCTTGGCGAGCGCGAGGTAGACCTCGTGCAGCGTGAAGGTGAGGCTGCGGTTCGCGTCGATGGTGTAGCTCATCGCGAACTCGGCGGCCGTGCCGTTCTGCGCCTGGTTCAGCAGCGTGGTGTCCGCGAAGCGCACGGTGACCTGGCCGGTGGCGCGGGCAATGCCGGGGTCGACGCCTTCCACCTTCCGGTCGGCGCGGATGGTGCGCACCATCTCCATGCCGTTGGCATAGGTCATGCGCGCGCCGGTGACCTGCGCCAGCGGCGAGCCCGCGCGGCTGATCGTGCCCTGCGCCTTGTGGAAGGCGGTGTAGGCCGCGGTGGTGGGCGTGCCGCCGCTGCTCGTCCCGCTGCGCACCGAGCCTTGGCCCATCAACCCGAAGCTCGCCGTGGCCGGCCCGCTCGGCGAGAAGTCGACCTCCATCGTGTCGGCGCGGACGCCTGTGCAGACATCGTAGGAGGGCACGTCGGGATAGCCGATCTCGATGCTGTTCGAGGGCAGCGCGGCGGCGCCGGAGCCGTAGGTGTGGATGAAGTTTGGGTTGGTGCCGGTGGTGGCGGGCGGGCCGAGCAGCAGCCGCAGCCAGTGGCCGATGTTGACGAGGTCGACCGGCACGACGGCCTGGCCCTGGACGGTGACGATGTCGAGGAAGGGTGCGGCGGGATCCCGATTGGAGCCGACGCCGATGACATCGGCATCGAGCAGCGGCTGCTCGGCGCCGAGGTCGCAGGAGAGGAAGGGCATGCGCCGCCAGTTACTGCCCGGCGCGGTGCCATAGGTGACCTCGGGGATGGTGAGCAGGCGGCAATTCGCGCCGATGGCACGCGGCATCGGGGTTCTCCAGCGGCAGGAGGGGGATGGTCAGGCCAGCGGCGAGCCGGCGACGGTGAAGGACAGCGTGACGGGGACGAGGGCGGCGCGGGCGGCGGCGGCGCCTTCGAACTCCACGTCCTGGAACTCGGGCGCGCCGGGCTGCGTCCATTCGGCGGCGCCGCCGAGCGTGCGATCGGTGGTGAGGGCCGCGCCGATATCCACGAGCAGCGCGTCGAGCAGCGCATTCCGCGCGGCGGGCGTCGCGCCGGTGACGGTGACCTCGATCTCTGCGCGGTGCTCGATGGCGAAGGCCAGCGGCGACAGGATCGCCGTCTCCTCCACCGTCTCCCCATCGCGTAGCACGACGAGGCCGCCCGGCGGCAGGCGCTGCGGGATGGTCTCGCCGCGCAGCACGACAGGCGCCGGGCTGCGTGCCGCGAGCGTCGACACCAAGATGGCGTGCAGCGCCGCGATTGCGCTTTCCCGAGCGCTCATGCGGCCTGCCTCCCGCTTTCGCGTTCCCAGGCCGCGACGAACCGCCCCGGCAGGCGGCGCAGGCCGCGCTCGGCAGCGCCCTTCACGTCGAGCCGCTTGGCGAGCGTCACCTGCGGCAGCAGGAGAAACATCGGCACGAAGCCCTGGGCGACGAGCGACTGCTGCCAGGCCGCCGCGCCCTTCCGCCGCGCCGTCGCGACCGCCGCGATGCCGCCGGCGATCAGCGGCGCGCGACGGCGCCCCGTGCGCTCGCCCTGCCGCACTGGCAGGCACCACACGAAGCCCCGTCCCGACTTGAAGGGCCGCAGGAAGCCCTGACCCGAGGCGACCATCTGCTGCGGGGTGACGCGCGGCTTGGCGCCGCGCCGGCCACCCTGCCGATTGAACCCGGTCGGAATGGCAAGGAACTTCCGGCCGCCCTTGGGCCGGATGGTTGCACCACGCTCGAAGGCGTCGATGATGGCCGGCACTTTGGTCCAGACCAGCCCGGCCGGACGCAGCGACTGGCCGGACTTCGGGAAGACCTGCGACCGCCAGGCATTGGCGACGCCGCGCGCGTTCCCGCCGAAGCTGCTGGTGACCTGCTTGCGCAGCTCGGCCTTCACCTGGTCCGTCTCGGCGCGCACGGCCGACATGGCCGCGCGCTCGCCGGCACGAACCTCGGCGGCAAGCACCTGGCGGAGGTCGCCGACGATGGCGGTAAGCCTCACGCTCGTGGATCCTGCGGCGGCAGCCCGGTGCGGTGCCGGATCACCGCCACGGCGAGATCGTGCAGCGCGGCCTGCCCCAGATAGCCGAACACGAAGGCGAACAGGAACCGGCCGTATTCGTTGAACTCGAGCAGCCCGGCGAGCGCATAGCCCGCGCTCCCGACCAGCGCGGCCGACGGCACCTCCCACACAAGGCACCACCCGAAGCGCCGCCGCTCTGGGTTGTTCCAGCGCACGAAGCCACCCGCCAGGCCCGCCACGGCGCCGAGCGCGAGGTCGAGCAGCATGCTCCAATGGCCGAGGCTGTTCTGCGGCATGGTCGGCTCCTATCGCTGGCAGAGGACGCGCCAGCCCACGCAAGCGGCATCGCGCTCGGCGTGCTGGACGGTGAGGAGGTCGCCGGCGAGGGTGAAGACATCGCCCGGCTCGATCGTGGGCAGAACGGCGATCGGCACCGTCAGCACGTCGGTGGCCTGGACGAGTGTGCTACCGAAGGCGTCGCGGAGCTGGTCGGGCGAGGACCGCATCACACGCAGCGCCACCACCGGCCCTGCGCCGCGCTGCCAGGTGGCGTCGGTCCCGAGGTTCGGGTCCGCGGCCAGCACGGCGAGGGCGGCGTCGAAGGCGGTCACGGCGTGCCCTCCGGCTGGTTCAGCCGGCGGATGGCCGCGAGCCGCCCGGCACAGTCCGCATGGGCCGCGTCATAGGAGAGCAGCAGCTCCGCCACCTGCCCCTGGGTCAGGGGCTCAGCGTCGGGCAGGACCGGCGCCGCTGCGCAGACCAGCAGCGCGTCAGGGAGGCGGAGCGGCACCAGCCGGATCTCCGGCGGCGCGGCCGGCGCGCAGGCGCTCGACAGCATCGCGCAGCACAGGGGCAGCGCCCGTCGCATGGCTGGGGTCACGGCGCAGGGCCTCCAGATTGGTGCCGAGCCGGGCGGCCTGGGCCCGGGCGCGCTCGGCCTCGCCCGCCAGCGCGGCGATCTGCCGGGCGTGCTCGGCCGTGGCCTGGGCGAGCGCCGCGGCGTTGGCCTCCGCCACGCGGCTGGCCGTCGCCGCGTCGAGCCGGGCAGCGTCGCGCTGGGTCCGAAAATGCCAGGCGGTCAGCGCGGTGAGGGCGATGGCGGCAGCCAGCGCGACTGGCATCGCATGGCGGGTGAGCAGGCCGAGGATGGCCGGCATCACGGATAGTGCCGCCGGTCGAGCTCGAAATGCGGGCCGTCCCGGAAGGAGGCCCAATCCCCGCCCCAGACGATCGGCACCCCGAGTTCCTTCGCCGCGGCCTTCATCGCCGCGCCGAGTTGCTCATACAGGGGCCAATCCCAGCGGATCTCGCCCTGCCCCACCGCGCCATCGCCATCGTCCAGCCAATAGGCGAGGTCGACGGCGTGACCGGTGAGGTGGCGGCTGTTCATCGTGCGTGAGGCCCCGGCGGCGAGCAGCTGGGCCTGGCGCTCGCGCGTGCGCACGCCCTCCGTCACGATGAAGGGTGCGGAGCGGCGCGCGCGCTCGACGATGCGCACCAGGTCGGGATGCACGCCGGCAAGGCGTGCGCGGTCGCGCGGGAGGAGCATCGCGGTCACTCGCCAGCGGCCGGCACGCGGGCGAGCATGACCCGCACGGTGGTGTCGGCGGCGAGCGCCGTGACGGTGACGATGCCGACCTGGAAGTTGCCCGTGGCCGTGGTGGTCAGCCGGCGGTTGGTGTTGTCCCAGAACACCCGGGCCCCGGCTGCCATGGCCTGGGTCGGGTCCTTGGCGAGCTCGAACTCGCCGCGGGTCTCACATTCGACCGTGGCGTTCTGCGCCGCGTCGAAGGCGGCGACGCCGAAGAAGGCGCCGACCAGCATGCCCTGGCCGGAGAGGATGCCGCCGGCATAGGGGACGGCCATCGGGATGGAGCGCGCCTCGGGGCGCAGCATGTTGCGCATGGGGATATCTCCAGAAACGCAGAAGCCGCCCCGGAGGGCGGCCTCTGCATCGGTTCGTGAAGGACAGTTGGAGGATCAGGTGCCCGGGTTGAACCAGGCGCCGCGCCAGTCGATGGCGCCGACGCCGAAGTCGAAGATCACGCTGACCTCGATGCCATCGACGCCGGAGACCGGGCCGGTGGCGACCTGGGGTCCCTCGACGCCGTTGAGATAGCCATAGACATAGACCGGCGTGGTCGGCGGCTCCGCGAAGAGATACCAGCGGTTCGCCGCGATCAGCGGCTCCACCACCGGCTGCAGCAGCCCGACGTAGGGATTCACGTTCGCCGAGGCCGCCGGCGCGATGGCGGCGGTGAGCTTCAGCGCCGGCAGTTCCAGCGCGGGTCCCACCAGCACGCGCATGCTGCGGCCGAGGGAGATGGGCAGGCCGTCGAGGGTGCGCTGCTTCATGATGGCCTCGCGGCCCTTGGCGATGTTGGCCTCGTCGAGCGGCGTGCCGGCGGCGGCCTTGTTCGCCCGCGCCGCCGCAGTCGCGAACACGGGCGCGTTGCCAGTGAGCAGCGTCGGGCCATCCCCATTGGCCAGGTTCACCAGGGCATAGGCGGTGGCGTTCTCGAAGTCGGCGACGCGGCGGCCGATCATGGCGGCGAAGTCGGTGAAGGCGCCGAGGTCGTCATTGACCAGCATCTGGCGGGTGACGCGGATGCGGCGGGCGAAGGTCTTGAGCAGGACGATCTCCTGGCTCTCGGACATGGTTCCGGCCTCGATCTCGCCGTTCTCGGCGAGCGGCTGGAGGACGGGGAAGTCGCCGATGCGCAGGTGGCGGTGCGGCTTGAAGTCCCGGAAGTCGCGGCGGAGGAAGATCTGGCGATAGGTGGGTGCGGCAGGCGCGTAGGCAGCGAGCAGCATCTTGTTGGCGGCGGCGGAGAGCAGGGCCGGGAAGTCGGAGGTGGTGTGGAAGGCGCGCTCGGCGAGGCGGACGGGGTCGCGAGGCACCTGCGCCTGCCCGTCCAGCGAGAGCAGCTCGCGGACCATGTCGGAGGGGCGCCAGCCCATGAACTCGGCGTGGCGGCCGTTCCCCTGGGGCTGGTAGCCGGGCATGGCGCGGGCGGCGATCGCCTCGGCCATGGCGTCGAGGATCTCGGTGCGCGGCGGGCCGCCATGCGCGGCCGGGTTGGCCGGCACGGCGGGGCGAGGCGCGTGGCGGACGAGGGTGTCGAACAGGGCGCGGCGCGTGTCGTCGGGGGACCAGCCGCGCTCGACGGCCTCGGCGCGGACGACGGCCACACGGTCGGCGGGCAGGAGGGCGCGGGCGGCTTCGACGGCGGTGTCGATACCGGCGATGCGGCCACGCTCGGCGCGGATCGCTTCAGCTGCGGTGTCGGCGGGCGTGGCCGGCGGCGCGGTGCGCTCGGGCTCCGGCGTGGACGGCGCGGGGTTCTCCGGCGGCGCGGCCGGGGTGTCGGTGGTGTCGGGCATGATGAGGTCCTCGTCAGGCAGGGCAGGTTCGATGGCGGGCATGGGGGAGCCCTGGTCCCCCTGCGCGCGGATGGCGGCGTCGCGATCGACCGGGATCGGCACGACAGAGATCTCGAAGGGCTCCCAATCGACGGCGCGGTGGACCGTCTGGCCCGTCGCGGCGTCGGGCCGCGGCTCGTAGCGGTGGACGCGATAGCCGACGCTGACGGCGCGGAGCGTGCCGTCGGCGATGCGCTGCCAGACCGGCTCAACGTCGGCAGCACCCGAGAATTGCAGCGTCGCATAGCCGCGGCCGCGATCGATGCGGGCGGTGGTGACGCGGCCGAGCACGTCGCGCGCGTCCATGCTACGGTGGGTGTTCAGCACCGGGGCGTGGCCAGAGCGGAGCGCACCCATGCGTACCGCGTTCGGCGACATCTCGAGTTCCTCGGTGATGAGGCCGAGGGCGGGGACGTAGTTGCGGGCCCGTGCGCCAGTGGACCAGACCACCTCGACGGTGCGCGCGGCGCGATCGACGGTGGCGGGCGCGGTGATCGCGCGATGCGCCACGAGTGGCGCGTCTGCCGCGACGGGCGCAGCGTTCGGTTCCGGCGCGGCATCGCTGCCGGCCGGTTCGGTCGATTTGGACATGCTGCATTCCTGCTGACCATTTTCACGAAGGCGGAAGCTTGGGCGCCGCTCGCCATATCCAATGACTCTGATGACTTGCTCGGAGCGCGACGTTAAGCTGCAGCAATGTCGCCCGAGTTGGCCGCTCTCGTCGAAAAGCCAGTCCTGCCGATTGCATTGCTGCTCATCGGCATAGCTGCTGGCATCACTATCGAGCGGTTCCGATCCAGGATCCGTCGCAATGCTTGGCGGGATCGGAACCGCCCGCGATGGGCCATGGAGCCGAAGACGACGGGGGTATTGAAGCAAGCGTGGGGGCCAAGGCCGGACTCACCGCCAACGAAACAGCCGGATGCCGCCGACCAGCTGCGGATCGTGATGGGCGCGGATTTCACGATCCAGCCGCTTCTCAACACAAGCGAAGCACGCGTTCTCCAGGAGCTTGAACGCTGCGTCGATGACTGCAACCCGCGTTGGAAGGTAATGGCGCAGGTTTCCTTGGGGGAAATCCTTCGCAGCAAAGACGTGACCGCCTACGCGTGCATCAACTCCAAGCGGGTCGACCTGCTCCTGGTCGACGAGAATTGCCTGCCTCGGCACGCGATCGAATACCAGGGCTCGGGACATCATCAGGGTACCGCGGCAGCGCGAGACGCAGTCAAGAAAGAGGCGCTGCGACGCGCGGGCATCGGCTACCACGAGGTTGTGGCAGGCCAGACCACGCCGTCCGAACTCCGGCGCTTGGTCGAGAAGCTCGTGGCGAGGCCGACGGTAGGCGTGCCGCCGCCAACACCGTTAAGCCGCTAGACGATTTCACGGTGCGGGCGCCCGAACTATCTCGCGGTCACGTGCTGGCTTCTGCGACTGGCTCGCGCCGCGGTGGCGCAGCAGCACCTGTTGCCGCGATCTCGACCGCCGCCATCTGCGCGGCGTCCTGCGCCGAGCCGGACTTCGCGACGCGGCGCGGATCGGTGTCGAGCGAGATGCCGGCCTCGTCGAGCAGCGCGTTGGCCTCGCGGATCATCTCCACCGCGGCCCGGAAGTCGTAGCCGAAGGCGCCGGCGGCCTCGGGCTGCAGCACGAAGCCGGCGCGCACCTGCGCGATGAGGGCGGTGGTGTCCTTCAGCGGATCGATCATCTCATGCGCCGGTGGGACGTGGCTGACGCCGTCCGGCATGTCGTCGCCCCAGAGCCCGAGCAGCGCTCCCTGCGCGTGGAACCGGTCCGCGATCGGGCGCACCAGCATCGGGATGAGCATGCCGTACTGCACCTGCTCGCAGAGCCGGCGGAACTCGATTTTTCCCGCACGTAGCGAGGAGTAGTTCGCCTGCGTCAAATCGCCGGAGACCTGGTCGTAGGTGAGGCCGGCGCCAACCGCCGCGGCCTCGAGGGCACGGCGAGCGAAGGCGGCGTGCGATCCGCCGCCGGAGGGGTTCACCACCTCCACGGAGCCCATGCCGCGCCGATACAGGATCATGCCCGGCTCGAAGCTCTCGACTGTGCGGCCCTGCGCGTCGCGAAGCAGGCCGGCGGCAGCGCCGGTCAGCGCCTCGTCGCCCTCCTCCGTCACCACCGCAGCGAGGCAGGCCTCGATTTTGGCCTTCATGAGCAGCGCGGCCTCGTAGTCGCCGAGATCGCGCAGGCGCAGCAGCACCGGGGCGAGCCACGACACATCACGCAGTTGGCCGGGCCGGCGCTTGCGGTAGATGTGCAGCACGTCCGATGCCGGGATGCGCTCGCTGCCGAGCCAGGTGGCGCCGGGCAGGATCCAGGCGGCGCCGGGATGCACCCGGTGCAGCCAGTAGCCGATCGGCTCGCCCGCTTCGCCTACGGCGATGCCCTGGATGGTGGCGGCGCCCGCCAGCATGCCGTTGCGCGCCGTGTCGAGGTGGTCGGCCTCCAGCACCTGCAGCCGCAGCCCGATCGGGTTGGTGGGCGAAGGCTCCGTCATCAGGAAGCGCACGAAGCATTCGCCGCTCTCCACGACAGCGCGCATCACCAGTGCCTGCAAACCATAGAGGTCGAGTCGCCCCTCGGCGTCGCAAGCCGTGCTCTCCGCCCATCGGCGCCAGGGATTGGCGTGGCGCTGATCTGGCCAGCGCGTCGTGATGCCTGCGCCAACCGCGTTTCCCGTCCACAGATCGACGATGCGGCAGGCGTAGGGGTCGTTGCGCACGGCGTCGCGGGCGCGCCGCGCCACGGTCGGCGCCGCCATGCCGACCTCGGCGGTGGCGCTGCCGCCGGAGGGCGCCCAGGCCGAGGCGCGCTGGTCCTGCGCCGCCACGTATCCCCGCAGCACGCGCCAGGCACCGACCACCCGATCGATCATCCGCCACCTCCGCGGCTGAAGCTGGTTAGCGTGACGGAGGGACGCCGCGCCGTGCTGCTCTCCGCACCGCGCAGCACCGCCATCGCGCGACCAAGCTCATCGAGGCTGCGATACTCCACCGTCCGCCCGTCGAAGGTCACGCGCGTGGTGCCGCCCGTGTAGGCCGCCGCGAGCGCGCTCGCCCGACTGCCCACCGGCTGCGCAAGCGCCCAGGCGAGGACCGCCGGGTCCATCACGCAGCCCTCAGCGTCGGCAGCGGCGCGGGGGCCGAGGTCAGATAGCTCAGCCCGGTCGGCGGGTTCGGCATGAAGGACTCGCCCTCGACAAAGGTCAGCGGCGCAAAGAAGCCGCTCTCGCTGCCGGTGCCGCCCGCCGCGCCGCCATCCGCCGTCGTCGACCCCAGCAGCAGCGTGTTGCCGCCGCTGAAGGCCTGGTTGCTGGTGCCGCGCACGGTCGGTGCCGTTGAGAAGCACATCAGCAGCCACCACAGACCGGCGCCGATCCAGCGCGGCTGCATGAAGCCACTCACCGACGAGCCGACGGTCGTGGGCGGATCGTCGGGCGCTTCCTCGATCAACGCGCCCGGCCGGCCTGCGCCATTGTCAGCCGCCAGCGCCATGCGCATGAAGCCGCCGGAGCCGGTGGTCACGCTCACGGCCATAGCCGAAAAGCGCCCCGGGCGGGCGAGGACATAGGGGACGCAGTACAGCCGGTTCGCCATGACCGCGACCGCGCCGCCGGCCGCACGGGAATGCGCGGAGGCATAGTAGCGCCCCGCGACATAGGGCGGCATGGCCGGCCCGGGCGGGAGGTAGTGCTGGAACAGCGCGGTCATGCGAGCGCCCGATAGCCGAGGGTGACGATCCGCTCCGCCGCCTGGTTCATCGGCGCCGCGGCGAGGCCGGAGCGAAGCCGCAGCCAGGGCCAGCCGAGGAGGAGCGTGGGCGGCAGGGTGAGCGCGCGGCCGGCGACGGCGGTCAGCACCACCTCATTGCCGAGATGGTCATGCAGGTCAGACCAGGCTTCGGGCAGGCCCGGTTCGACGGAGCCCTGGAGGGTGAGCGGCGCGTCGGTCCAGGCGGCGGGCAGGAGCAGCAGGCAGACGCCGTAGCCGGTGGTGGCCACCGGCGAGCTGAGCGCCTGACCGCTCGGGATGGTGGCGCGGCCGAGCACGATAGGATGCATGCGCGTCCTCCCTGTTCAGCGAAGCCAGCCGGCGCGCGGTGCGAGCCAACCGCGCGGACGATGCGCGTCGGGCGCGGCCGAGGGCGGCGATGCCGGAGCGACATTCCCCGTCGTGGGAAGCTCGCTCGGCCGAAGCGGCGCGTTGGCCACCTGCTCGCGCAGCTGCGCCCAGAATCGCTCGCCGTAGCGGTCGGCGCCGAGCAGCCAGAGCGCCGCGCGCGCCAGCACCGCGCAGTCCAGCGCCTCGTTCCTATCGCGCAGCTTCGCCCATTCCTGCCGCGCGAAGCCGCGCCGATCTTTCGCCGTGCGCAGCTGTTCGGCGACCAGCTGCTTGACCCACTCGGCCTCGATGCCCTGCGGCAGGTGCACCCAGCCGGGCGGGAAGTCCTCGGCATCGCCGCGGCCGAGCCAGAGCCGGCGATAGAGATCGGCCTTCCAGGTCGAGACCGACACCGTCCAGAGCTTGAGGCCGCGACGGAGCTTGCGGCCATCGACCAGAGCATCGACCGGCGTCGGGCCCTGCACCGGCTGCGCACGGTTCCAGCCATCCACACCCTTGGTCGGTGCTATCCTGGGATCCCGCAGCCGGCGGAGATGTCCATAGACGGCGGCCGTGTCGCGGCCACCTGTGTCGACGCAGAGCCGGGCAATGCGCATCGCGCCGCCGCCGGTCCTGGGCCAATCCCTCCCGAACAGCGTCGCCAGCGCGTCCCATGGCGCCCGCTCCCGCGGGCTTCCGGGAATGACGACATGATCAACCAGCCAGGAAGTGTATCCCTCCGCCCAGCCCCAGATGTCGCATTCGAGGCGATCGTCCTGTACGTCGACGCCGGCCGTGAGGCACAGCGCGCCGGCCGGCACGACACCCATCCGAAAGTCCTCCCGCCGCTCGACCAGCCGCTCCCAATCGGGCGCCTCGCCCTGCTCCTGCCAGGTTTCGCCGAGCACGGTGTTCCGGAACGTCTTGAGGTCCTCCGGCTTGCCCTGCGCCGCCTCCCAATCGCGGGCGATCTGCGCCCAGGAAAGCCAGCCCACCGGCGAATACAGCGCCGAGATGTGGAAGCCGACCGTGTGCGGGTCCTCGGCGGTGGCGGTGGCCCGCCATTCGCCACCGCTGAGCATCGCGGTCTTGTCGTGCTCCTGCATGGGATGGTCGCAGGCAGAGCAGTGATACCGCGCCGTCTCCGGCACGCCCTTCTCCCAGATCAGCCGCTCGAAGCGCAGCCACTGCATCTCCCCGCATTCGGTGCACGGCACAAAGAACCGCCGCTGGTCGCTGGCTAGGTACTCCCGCTCGATGCGGCTGCGGCCGGCGATGGTCGGTGTCGAGACCAGGAAGGCCTTGCGGCGCCACCCGAAGGTGCGGGCGCGCGCCTCGGCGAGCGCAATCGGATCACCCTCGCCGGCAACATCGCCGGGATAAGCGTCCACCTCGTCCAGGAACAGAAACCGCGCCGTCATCGAACGCAGCCCAACCGCGCTGTTGGCGCCGGTCAGCACCAGGATGCCGCCGGGGAACTCCTTCGACAGCATGGTGTTCCCGCTGTCGCGCGCCCGGGCCGGCGCGACGCGCTCCCGCAGCGCGGGCGTTTCCTCCAGCAGCGGGTCGATGCGCTGGCGCGAGAAGCGCTTGGCCAGTTCCACAGTCGGCTGCACCGCCAGCGCGGGCGCCGGCACGTGGTGCATGATGTAGCCGAGCCAGTTGTTTCCGCTCTCCGTTGCGCCCACCTGCGCGCCTTTCATGAACACGACGCGGCGGGCGGGATGCACCGCGGACAGCGCGTCCATCACGTCCTTGAGGTAGGGCGTGCGGCTGGTGCGCCATGGGCCGGGTTCCGCGGAGGCGCGGCTGCCGAGCATGCGATGGCGCTCGGCCCATTCCGAGACGGTGAGCTGCGGCGGCGGGCGAAGCATGGCGCCGACACGCCGGCGCACATGCTCACGACTGCGGAGACCGGTCCCCTCCGAGGCCGGCTGGATCGAAGCGATCGGCCGCCTCCGTCAGCAGGTCGTTGATGTGGCTCTGCAGGATGGTCTGCAGCAGATGCGGATCGACGCTGATCT